AATAGGTGCCAGAGCGGGCAGCAAGGCCACCACGCTCGGACCATAGAACAAACTTATCCCATTTGATAGGGGTAAAGTTTCCATTGTAAACAATGTAATTTGAATAGTGTGGGTCTTGTGGTTCATAATCATCTATGTTTTCTTGTCTCTCGGTCCAAAGGCGACGGAACGTGGTGGGTCCACAGAGTCCGTCACCCTTTAAGCCGTAAGACTTTTGAAAGCGTTTGATTGCTCTCACAAGCTTGTCATCATAATACTTTTCACCAAACCAAGTCGGATCCCAGCCAAGGCTTTGCGCCGATGATTTGTTGTAAAAGTCTTTGTCCATCTATTCAATTACTCCTATTACGTAATTCTCTAGTATCAGATAGTAAATAGAATGATTTACACTAATTTCTTCTAACATCTTTTTGTCGATAACTATTTGGTCATCAGTATTACAACGTATAGAGACATCTTCAGAAACTGCTAAAACATCCACGACTACATAGTCCTCTGTGGGGGGTTTGTAGTCATCTGGTAGTAAAATTCCTGACTCGGGATTCTCCTGGGGTGGAGAATAGTTCACTAGAATATGTCTGTTAACTGGTCTTAACACGGTTTACCTCCTGGGTTATAACCTTTTGGTGTATTTTGTAATCGTCCACATGCATAAATACAGTGGTTCTATGGTTACAGTTCTTACAATACATTTGAACTGCTATGTTTTTGGCTGCACTCGCTTGCCCTTCGGATGCTGGCAGCCAATGACAGCAAGCACACTTACTATTTTTATTAGCAAGTCGTAATTCCTTGTCATTAAATAAGTGATTGAAGTTCATTTACCCTCCTATAGTTCACAATGATCTGAATCACAGAATTTTGTGCCAGCGCCACCCTCTTCAGTTGAGAATCGCTGGACAGGCGTAATGCCCTTTGACATTTGTTCATACTGCTCTCGTGTTATAGGCTCGTAAGGCGCCTGAACATAGCCTGTCTCTTCGTAACGAAGAAAAGATACAGCCTTGAGACGAGTCTCATACATTTCAAGAGCGGTCTTGATGTCTGCTGCCTCTTCTGGCTTGAAGGTCACAGTGATGGACACAGAGTTATCAGCCCAGTAGTGCTGGTATTGTGCTGCAATCTCAAGTTGTTCCCACATTGTGATTTCTCTTTTGCCCTTGACGAAGTGCTCTTCGTGGACAGGAAACTCAACACACATTGTATTGGGGGAATAATGGTCAGGCTCAATTACATAGCCAGCAGTCGCAAGCGCCGGAAGCATGTCACTATCTGCTGCAAAGCGAATACGACGAATGTAGTATTCATCCTCGGGGTAGTGGATACCAGGGGTAGAACCATTGAGAAGTGAAACTGTGCCAGAAGGTTTGATACTTGTCATTCTTACTGACTTTGGAATACAAAGCCAATCAGAGTATTCTGCATCCAACTCTTTTACATGCTCGTAGGCATTATCACACCATTGTAGCAACTCACGGCGACCGAACTTGTTGAAAGCCTGGACAACACCAGACTGTGAAAGACCGATACGACGGTTCTTAAGCATTTTGGCATTAGTTTCTGGCCAATGTGTGTTGGCAAGTGTAACAGTCTTGCCATAAAGGTATGCGATCTTAAGAGTTGCGAGGTAATCTTCGTAAGTTTCGTGCTTTGCTGGGAAAGTCTCAACAAGACAACACAACTCAGCATCTTCCAACTGTTGCTCCACGCAGGGATTGAAGCCCATAACATTTTTATCATCGTCTCTCGGAGGATCAGCAAAGCGACCACGAGTTCTTGCGTTGTCAAGCCAAATGTATCCCGGCTCTCCGTTCTTTTGTGACTGCTCGGCGTGCCAAGTATAATCCTGACCAACAAGAGCGTGGAAAGAATTGTTAGAACCCCAACGATGGTGAGCAAGTTTCTCAGAATCGTTCTTCATCTGTAGGTATTCACGGTCTTCGTGGTTGCCAAGAGCCAACGCAGCAGAACGACGAACATTGCCAGCAACAACGCAGCGACCGATCAAGTTCTCGGTGTCCACAATATCAACAGAAGTTATTTCTTCGCCAACTCTCGCAGTGTAAAGTTCTGCTAAATCCTTGTGTAGTTCTTCAAGGGGACCAGAACCGCTTGATGTGCCACCGAAGCCGTGGATAGGTGCTCCGTAGGGGCGTATAGCAGAGTAATCAAATTTTGGAACCTTGGCACCAAATAAGTAACCATTCAGAAGAATCTTAACAGAATCTACCCAACCCTCACGGGAGTCTGGAACAAGATGTGTGTCATTTGTAAATTCTGGTTCTTGAACAGTCAGTGTGTTTGCGCCGAGAGTATCAAAGCCAACACCAATGCCAAGCATAAGCGCGTCCATCATCCAAGAAAAGAGATAGCCCCCCTTGGTGTTTAGTTCTCGGGTAGAACGAAACGCACAATTGAACAGACCTGCTGCTGTGCGGGTGTTAACGAACTTAGTTCCCATCATCCATAAGCCACGACCGGGGGGCGTCCACTTAAGATTGAAGAGACGATCAAACGCATCCTTTGCGGTGCGCTGTGCTTTCTGGTCATTCCATTCAAGACCAAGCTTATAGACATGCTGTTTCTGCATGTCAAACATACCCTCAATGACACGACGGCAGGTCTGATACCATTCTTCGGTGCCGGTTGCTTCCTCATCGAACTCACTTAAGCGACGGGCATAGGTGCGTTTGAATGTTACATAACCGAGTGGACCCCAGGGGACCTCACGATCTCTGTATTGCTCGATGAATGTATCTGATAACTTGAATCTGCGAATATGTGATCTCATTTGGCTTTACTCCTTAGCTTTCTGAATTTATCATACTTGTTTTTTAGAATTTCTCTTTGTCCCTTTGCATCAATCACGACTGGATTTGTCGCAACTTGTGCTGCTGCACCAGCAGGGACAACTGGTTTGGCAAGAATCTTTATGGATACATTTGAGGTGTCCATAAATAGATCGTAAATCATACCATCGGGTCCATTACGATTTTTGGCAATAAACATTTTTGCCCTATTATTTTGTTTGTCTTCGATGGTGCGAGACAAGGTGCAAATGAAATCAGACACAAAGCACTTGTTGAAGGCTTCACTAATCTGTTCCATTGTCACAACTTCTGCATTAAGACCAGAACGGTTGGTTTGGGAAGCAGTCCAAACAGGGCAGTTGAACTCGTTAGAGATACCTCTCAGTTCCTCATAAATCGATTCTAGTTCCGCTCTTTTTTCTTTCCTTATCACGACAGGTCTTAACAAATCTGCGTAATCTACGATAATCATACCGGGCTCTATACCCCTCTTTACTAGACGGGATAGATGAGCCTTGATTGAATTCGTAGAGGCAGACTTGGTTGGGTATTCCTTGACGATCAGAGTTCCGTCAAGATCTTTGATCTCCTCATAAATCTCGTCCTTGAAGTTGGACAAGTCGGATAGAGGATATTGTGTAATGCAAGAATCATAGCGACAAGCAACAACCGTGTCTTGTAATTCCAGAGTATAGTGAACAACTGTCTTGCCCTCTTTAATAGCCTCAGATCCAAGGTGAACAAGAGCCATAGACTTACCTGCCCCAGTAGGAGCAATGACGACGCCAAGCTCATTTCTACCAAGTCCGCCACTTGTAATGTTGTCAATTTCATCCCACCCTGTTGTGACTGGCAACCTGAATCTTGGCTTGTATCTCTCTTCAAAGTCAGCGATGAAGTCGTGACCAAAATTATTCTCAGAGCCCAACTTCAGGGCATCGTTGATAACCTTTGAGATCTCATCAAAAGAACAAGTCTGGAGCAGATTGACAGACTTCATCATAGCTTCTTTTAACTTTTGCTTTCGGCAGAAGTCAAGAGAGGTCTCTTTGATGTAGTCTATGTCGTCTGCTATTTCATTTGTGTGAACTCTCGCGAAGTAATCACGAACCTGTTGTTGTGTTACTTCACTCTCACGGTCAAGTTCTGTCCGCAATATGGAAATCATAGCATTTGTAGATGGATGCTTCCCATACTTCGTTCTATATTCTACGATCTTCGCAACAAACGCACGAAGATATTCAAGTTCTAGAAACTCAACATCTAGAACCTCTGTGATTTGGTCTGCGAAGGGTCTGTCCTCAAAAATGAGTTGAACAAGCCCCTCTTGGAAGGACTTGCCGTACCTTCCAAAGTCTGCTTTGTGTGCAAGCATAACGCTCCTTGGTCTCGCACTTATAAATATAACATACCTAACTCAAAAGTCAAGGCGAGTTAGGATTATTTTTTACTCTTGACAACGCCTAACTATTTCATTGACTTGGAGCCACGGCACTTCCACTTCTTTCTGGATAATGCGTTGGCGCAGGGAGGATTCTTACATTTCTTGATCTTTGCTGATCGTGCGCAGTAAGCATCACCCTTGGCTGTTCCGGGTCGGATACGATCGCCGCCGCCCTTGGCTTTGCCTGACTGGCCGTAAGAACGACACTTGCCATTTACTCGTTTTGCAAAGCGCTTGCCCTTGGCAGGCTTACAGGCTTTTTTCTTTTTCTTCTCATCCATAAGAGCTTCATACTCTTCTCTGATAACCTGCCTGATATATGATTCTGTAAGTTTCATTTCTTTTTCTTTCCTTTTTTCTGCGGATCAGTCTTGACGTATGTGGGCTTTGCTGCGCCGGTCTTTTTTGTCTGCCCTGGATCTTTCTTTCTCTTTCTTCTTCCGGCTGATTCTCTTTCTTTCTTGTCCATACTGCTGTATTTCTTTCTTGAAACACACTTGGGTGTGGTCTTTTGTCCCTTCTGTCGAGCGCAGGGCTTTCCGTCATACTTACCGCCAGCTTGTTTCCAGCCGCCACCCTTGAACCATTGATGTAAACTCTCCTCGTCTAACTCTATTTCCTCGTTCTCATTAGTTTTTTTTTTATTCAACTTCATGACTGCTGCATATTCTTCACGAATAACTTGCAACAGATGATCATCGAACTCTATACCTTCTTTCTTTTTTGACTTGTTGCCCCAGTTGGCAGCACCAACCTTACGGCACTTAACAAGTGCGCCACTGGCGTAGGCGGATGGCCACACATCATAGCGAGCCTTTACCTTGTGGTAGCAAGCATCTTTCTTGCCGCCGCTCTTCTTCTTTTTCTTTTCATCTAGTTCAACTTCTTCTTCGTTGAGAGAGTCTTCATCAAATTCGTAGAGTTCTTCCATTTACTGTACCTCGGTAGTAAATAGTATCACTTATCATTACATTCCCTTGAGATCTTGTTTAGGAATGTTTTTAATTCTTCCCAATTCAATTCTCCAAAGCCATCCTCTACCATCAACCTTAAAAGCTCTGTCTTGTTGAAGTCACATTCAAAGTTATCAAGTGCATAATCAATGGTCTGTTTGCCTTGTACTGAGATAAGAGGAGAATACAACTGCATCATATCATAGTTGTGTTGAATCAGTTTTCTAGACTCTGCAATAGTTTTAAAAACTTTAAGTTTTGATTCTACATTCTCGCAGTATTCAATCAACTCATCGATCGTTACATCTCTTTCTTCTTTCATAAACGGAAGCTTGCTGGCAATAGTCTTCATTCCGACACGATTGACACCGGGAAGATTGTCGCTAGCATCTCCATCCATAGCACGAGCGAGCGCCATGTTTGTAGGATGAATACCAAGACTCTCAATCACAGTCTTCTTGGTCTCAATCTTATCTGTGGTTGGTCGATATACGACAGTCTCATCATTACAAAGCTGTAGAAAGTCTTTATCGTTTGAGACAATTACCTTCTGCCAACCATCGTAGTGTCGAGAGTTACACACATAAGAAATAATGTCATCTGCTTCTACCCTCTCAAGAATAAGTTGGATGATTGGCATTTGATTTAAATATTCAAATACCTGCATCTGTTGCCAGACTTTGTTTTGTAGTTCTTCGTTCTCAGTTAGATTGTGAACAGAGCGATTCAGACGCAGGGGCTTGCGGCCTTCCTTATAACCAGAGTCTAAGGTCTTTCGCTTTTGGGAACCATTTGGTCCGTCCCAGCAAATGACAATTTCATTTGGCTTTGTGATTCTTACTAGC